TGATAAGATGTTTGAGAGTGATTTATTCTTATCTAACCCAAAGAAAAACAATATGTTTCAAGAGGGTTCTAATGATATATTAGATGAAATGAAACCATGTTGGAAAGGCCATAAACAAATTGGCATGAAAGAAAAAGGTGGTAAAGAAGTACCTAATTGTGTTCCTGTTGATGAAAACTTGAAAGAGCAGAAAAAAAATAGTATATTTGCTGGTATGATAAAGACTAAATTAATTGAAACATTTATGGATGACGTAACTGAAGATTTTATTGAGCCAGCTACCAAGCCTACAACCAAACCTAAAGAAAAACCAATTGTAAAGCCTAGTAGACGAGATTCACCATTCTTACCTGACGTAACACCTAGTGTTCAACCAAAACCAAAAGCTAAGTTATAATGAAAGATTTGTTTTTAATATACGTAAATCATGTTGGAAAGAATTATAAAGGTTCTCAAATATATGAATTTATTTTTTCAGACAATATTAATGACATTGATGGTGATGAATGGGACACATTTCCAGCTTCTGGAAGACCTGAACCACCACATGAAGTTCATATTAAACATGTTGGTAAGCTAGAATCTGAATTGATGCTAGATGTTATCCAAAATAGTGATACGTTTGCAGTTTGGGATGCAGTTGATGGTGTTATTGCACTGGCATGGGAAAATATAAATGCTTATGACTCATATCCTGACCATAGACTATGTTTTAAATTCGGTGAAACAATAAAAAGTGTAGAAGAAAAGCTATACGAACAAGATTTAATTTTAATTTATAGTAAAAATCATGAAAAAGCATAAAATAAATGAAGGAGCGTTAAACGCTGGTATTCAAAGTTATCAAACTACATCAGTTAACAAAAAATCTCCAGATGGAAATAGTAAAAAACCAACACTCAACATCAAGAAGAACGACTTGACTAATGTAATGCCTAAAATCAAAGACGATGATGTTGATGTGAATGTTGTTGAAAGTGAAGACAAATCAATTAGTAAAAAACTTGAGTATCTTTCAGATGTAAAAGATGCTAATACAGGTGAAATATCTAAACCGTTTAATATAAATGGAAAGAATTTTCAAATTGTTAGAGCATTAACACCGCAGAATGAAAAAGTTTTAGGTGTTTATTCATTGGATGAAGTCGATGAAGGTGGGGCAAATATAATTCACCCTATTGAAGATTTCGAGAAAATGATTGACGACAAACCAAAACAGAATGAAGAAGGTGTTGTTGAACCTGAAACACCGATGCCTTCAGAAAACAAAGAATCTAAGGACACCAAAGAGTCTAAAGATACAACTATAGACCATCCAAGTTTTGCTGGACATAAACACTTTATTGTTAATAAAAAAAGTGGCAAGGCTAGAAAATTTAAGAATATTGCTGAGCTAGCAAAAGCCAATATGTCAACTGATGAAGAATATATGGGTATCAAGGATTTTAAAAAATATGTTGATGAAACGTTATTTGGTGCTGGTAAAAAACAAACAATTGATGAGGAGTTACCATCTACTGGTAATGAATCTGATGAAGAAATGAATCTTAAGGCTAAAAAGCTTATGGATTTAATCAAAGGTAAGATACCTGAGAACATTATAAAAAGTATTGTTACACCTGTTGCACAACGAGAAGTTATTGCCGCGTTTGCTGAGTTAATAGGTGTACCTAGAAACGGTTTAGCAACATTGATTGCTGGCCTTAAAGATTTAGCATTGAATAAGGATACCAAACCCGTAAATGAAAATAGACGAATAATACAAACTATTAAAATAAAAGACTTAAAATAATGGGGATATATAAAAATTTGGTTGCCAAAGCATTGCTTAAAGCTACCAACATAGCATCTAAAAAAACATTAAGTGAAGGGTTGATTTACCCTGATGGAATCAGTGAGAGAATGCACCCAGAACTTGAAGAGGATTTGAGGTTGCAACGACATTCATTAGGTAAGCATCCAGCAATACCTGAGGGTGACGAATCATCTTTTGAACAAAAGATAATGGGTGAACGATTTACTGAAGTAGTTAATAGATATAAACGAGCATTTGATGTTGATAGTATTGACAAAAATGTTGTTCGTAAAGAAATGATGCCAATGGTTCACGAAACAATGGAATTAGAATCATCACATACGAAAGAGCTTGAGGATTTAGCTATCAAGATGATTAGAGATGAATACGATATGAGTGAAGATGCTGTTGAAATTATTGCAGAGTTAACGTCAGAAATTTCATTAGAAGGTACTAGCTTAAATCCAAAACCAATGCCAGTTGATGGGATGGAATTTAATTCACATAAAGATATTCAAAATGCTAATGCTGAGGTATATAAAAGGAGATTGTTAAATGCTATGATACAAGGTGCTGCAAAAAAATGCAACCATATGTTTCACATGGTTGATGATGAATTAACTGCCATCAATCCTAAGTTACCTAACAGATATACCAAAATGATGTCTGCGGCTGATTATATGTATTATATCGTACCTAAATTGGAAAATGCCGTTAGTGGTGGTGTTGTTAGAGTAGAATTTCCAAGTAAAGATAATCCAAAAGCTGTTATACACGCACAAGCAATGGTGTTTCCAGTATTGATACATGAAATAGTTAAAGGTGTTATGGAATTGTTATCAGCGCATGGATTACCAAAGAATAAGAAATTGGCTGAGTTTGTTATCAACAAAGCAGATTTTCTAGCTGCTGAACCATGGGATATGAGATTAGGTCCAGCTATTTGGAGTAAATTCACTGAAAATATTGAGGCTGAGGATTTTGGACTAAAACATCACGTTTATTCAGAACTAGCTAAGCTTCCAGCAATTGAATTTCATTCACAGATGCGAGAAATACTAGCTGGTACCAAAGAAGGTAAGAAAATTGTCAACGATATTTTAGAAGGTGTCAAACGTGATATCAAAGAAGAAGATTTTTCAAATGCTATAGATGAAGATGACGGATTTGATAATGATTATGATTATGATTCTGATATAGATAGATTTTTATAATATAAAAGCACCCAATTGGGTGCTTTTTTCGTTAGAATCGGTTTTTTATCGTTTCATTATATTTATTAGTATGTTAAATAGACAGGAAATACTAATAGAATATGGTAAATGTATATCTAATCCAGTGTATGGAATTGAAACATATTTAGAAACTTTTGACAAAACCCAAGAAGGTTTTGTTCCATTTAAGTTATTCCCTAGACAGAAAGAAATTATCTGGTGTTATGAAAAACACAGATTTAATTTAGTTACCAAACCAAGACAAGCTGGTGTATCAACAACAACTGCCGCATTTATGTGTATGAAGGTTGGTTTTGCTGATATTGACAATCCAGAAGCCGTACTGATAATTGCAAATAAGCAAGAGTTAGCGTTTGAATTTTTAGCCAAGATTAAAGATTTTTTATCTCAATTACCTAGATGGGTTTGGGGTTCAGAATATTATGGTTCCGCAAAAAATGATTCTAGAACGATTTTTATTACCGACTCAAAAAAAGAAATCAAATTACCGAATGGTAGTCGTGTAAAAGCTGTTGCGACATCTAAGGATGCCTTGCGTGGTTTTACTCCTACATATCTTGTAATGGATGAAGCAGCATATATTGATAATGGGGCTGAGGTATTTGGTGCCGCATTAACGGCGTTGGGTACTGGTGGTAAAGCGACTCTGATATCAACTCCAAATGGTATGGATAAGCTTTATTATGAAACATATGCACAATCAAAAGCCAAAAAAAATAATTTCAATATTATTGAAATGAAATGGTATGAAGATTCTAGATATAACAAAGATTTGCGATGGTTGAAGGGTGATGAAGAGGTTTATGAGATTGAATTTACGTTTGATTCATATAAAAGAATGGTATCCAATGGGTATAAGCCAACATCGTATTGGTACGAGGCAATGTGTCGTGGTATGAATAATGATGTTAGGATGATAGCACAAGAGTTGGATGTTTCATTTGTTGGTTCTGGTGGTAACGTAATAAGCGAGGACGATATTCAAGCACAAGAATTATTAAACGTAAAAGACCCTGAATTTTATTCAGGAGTTGAAGATGATATATGGATTTGGGAAAAACCAATTGAGGGACATCAATACATTATGGGAGTTGACGTTTCTAGGGGTGATGGTGAGGACTCTTCAACTATGGTTATTTTAGATGTTACTACTATGACTGAAGTTGTTGAATATCAAGGTAAAATACCGCCAGATATTTTAGCTCAATTGGTTGAGGAGTATGGTGAGTTATACAAGGCTTATACGGTTGTTGATACAACTGGTGGTATGGGTGTAACAACGGTTTTAAAATTACTTGAATTCGATTACAAGCGTTTGCATTATGACACACCAAATGGTAAAATACTATCTAGCAAACAAAAACAAATTGACGCATTTAAGAAAAATGATAAAGTTCCAGGGTTTCAAATTGGTAACGTAAGGTTGGCGATGATTACTAATTTTGAAGAAAAAATAAGAAACAACGGTGTTAAGGTTAGGTCATCTAGACTTATCAATGAAATGAAAACATTTGTTTATAAAAATGGTCGACCTGACCACATGGATGGTTATCATGATGATTTAATTTTTGCATTGGCAATGTGTCTCTGGGTCATTGAGCATTCGTTTAAAAATTTAGAAAAGTTAGAGAAACAAACCAAAGCAATGTTAAGTAGTTGGGTTAATGGTACTCCAAATAAAGAACCTGAATTAGAAATTTCACGTGGAACTGGTTTCGTTCCGCAAGCAGCAAGAAATAAAACATCCTTACCTAAACCTAAATTTAGTCCTATAGTTTCAAAAAATATGCAAGACCCAACTGGTCAATATATGTGGTTATTTAGCGGAACTAAATAAGATGATTAACTATTTATTTTACAAATAAAGATAGTATTATATAAAAAATTATGGCAAAACAATTAACAATATTCCAAAAGCTAGGTCAAATATTAGGACCTGATGGCGTAAAGCAAAAAACAGAAGTACAACAACCAACTAAGTATAATATTGGTAAAGAGGTTTTACTAAGAACTGACGATAAGAAAGCCTATGAATTGGCTAAGCTTCAAGCACAACAAAATAAATACTTAGGTCAAACATGGAAAAAGGTTGAGAATGGTCTTTTTCAACAAGCTGTTAACTATGAAACAACTAGAATAGGTTCATACTCTGACTTTGAGGCTATGGAATTTTATCCTGAAATTGCTGCGGCATTGGATATTATGATGGAAGAATCAACCACACTTAACAATGATGGTAGAATGGTTAACGTTTATTCTGATAGCAAACGTGTTAAGACAATTGTTGAGGATTTGTTATTTAATCGATTAGATATTCATACTTCATTACCTATGTGGACAAGAAACACTTGTAAGTATGGTGATAATTTTGTTTACTTGAATATTAGTGACACGAATGGTGTAATTGGTAGCAAACAAATGCCGAATTATGAGATGGAACGAAGAGATGGTGGGCTTTTTGATATCTTAACACAGAAAATTGATGATACTGACAACAAGAATGA